CAGCTCCTTGATCTGCTTCTCAGCGTTGTCAATTGAGGCCTCGGCTTCTCTGACCACAGACTTGGCAGCCAGCAGCTGCTCGGCCAAGCGCTCGGCCTGCATGTCAAGGGATATCTCTTCCTTGGCCGCAGCCTGCGGGAAGATTCGATCCATCTCCTTGCTTGACTGTGGCGGGTACCAATCGATTACGCCGCTGTCACGGTAGGTCTGCAGCTTGTGCTCAAAGGCCAGCACAGCTTTGATGATGGCTTTTTGGGTTTCGTCATGCGGCGCAAACAGAAATACGCGCAGCTCAATCCCCTGATAAAGCACGCAGACCGCACCCCACTTGTGGCCGGTGATCAGCATCTGGCCTTGCAGCTGAATGGGGCCGCGTGCAAGGTGTGGCACATCCTCGGGCATGGTCTTGGTCAGCTTAGCTTCAAGCACGCCGGGCCCGTTGAGAATGATTGAGTCTTGGCCAACCACATACAGGCCCTTGTCGGGGTCGGTGAAGATCTCTTGGCCAAGCCCGTAGCCAATGCCGTCCAAGCTGCACGACAGGGCGACGGCGTTGTGGGTGTAGGCGTGCCCGATCTGGGTGTCGTAGTCGGTGAGCCCCAAGCGCTTGGCTGCTTCGATCAGGATCACCGGCTCCAAGGTGTTGCCCCAGCCCATGGCCTCATTGCCAATGTCGGGGCGCTCTTTGCCGTCAATGGCGTTGATGCTGAACTGCAGCTCATCATTGGGTGTGCTGTATTTGCTGAAGCCCATCAGGCCGGGTAAGCGCGATGCGCTCATTGCTTTGTCGTCGGTCAGTTTGCCTGCCATTTTCTTACTCCTGTAGTTGATAAACACGCACCACTCTGGCATGCGCTTGGGGGTGATTGGCCTCAACAAGGCCAACCTTGACGAACTGTTTGGTGCGAAAGACCGCGCCCAGAACAGATGGGTGGAGGTGCGCGGGGATCTGGACTCGCTCGCGCACATCATTGATACTGACACTGCCATGCTGGCGGCAGACCTCGGCAGCGACTACCCGGCAGCGTGCCAAGAAGTCGGCATCGCGCTGCTCAAACAGGTCGAGCTGCGCATCTCTCAGGATCTGGCCAACCTTCATACGAAGATGATCACAACCAACGCGATGGCTGACACCACATACAGGGCTATGTCGGCAGCTGCAGCTGCTCTGATTTCGAGCTTGTGCGGTGGTGGCAGCAAGGCACGCTGCAGGCGCAGCATGTCAGGGTCTGATTCTGGGGTGAGGGCAGGCTCATGAGCTGAGCCGATGATCACTTTGCCGGTGTTGAATTTTTGCTTCATGGTTTCGCTCCTTAGATGCGTTTCAAGAGGTTGGACACCTGTGAGGCGTTCCAGTTGGTGTTGCCGCGTGGTGTGGCCACGCCGCGTGCTTGCAGGGCTGCTGCGATGTCGCGCATGGTTTCGGCGCCAGACTTGGTGATGATGTCGCGCACGATGGGGCCAACGCGCTCGGCGTACCTGTCGGCCTTGGCTTGGATCTTGGCCACGCCAATGGCTGAGCCGATCTGGGGTGTGGGGCAGCCAAGGGTGCGGCCCTGTGCTTTGACCTGCGCCAGCGCTGACTTGGTGCGCTCGCTGATCTTGCGTGCTTCCCACTCAGCAAACACGGCCATCATTTGAAGGAAGGTGCGGTCGGCTTCGGGCATGTCGGCGCAGACGAAGGGCACGCCGGACTCAAGCAGGCCAGAGATAAAGTGCACGTTACGGGCAAGGCGGTCGAGCTTGGCGATCACCAAGGTGGCCTTGGCCTTCTTGGCGGTGGCCAGCGCTGCGGCCAGCTGCTCGCGGTCATTCTTGCGGCCAGACTCGACCTCGGTGAACTCGGCCACCAGCTCGGCAGCGGCGATGTGCTTGGCCACAGCTGCACGCTGGGCATCAAGGCCGAGGCCTGACTGGCCTTGGCGGTCGGTGGAAACGCGGTAGTAGGCGACGTATTTTGTAGTTTGGATGCTCATGCTGCCACCTTGCCAAACTTAGCAATAAGAGCCTTAAGTTTACGAACTTCGCCTTGCGCCCATTTCTGTTGTACAGGGCCGTTCTCCCCCTGCAAGTCTTCGTAGTTCCAATGAGGATTTGTTCCATCCAAAAACATTTCAAGGACGTAACGGGCTTCGGTCAAAATTTCAGCTTCGGTGTAACTTGCAATCTCGCGCTTATCGTCGGTTGCAATGTTGTTAAGGCTGTGTGCCAACTCATCGATGTTGAGTGCGGCAATCAGTAGTTTGTTAGTCATGTTTAACTCCTTTGCGTGTCATCTACGCGTTGAACATGGATGTATCTTACCACGGTTTGTATATCGCTTTGGAAGTACCTAAACCAAGTATTTTCTAGGGAGTTACCCTAATACAACACATTTGGCTGGGCAGGCGGTATCAGGTAGATATACACTCGCCACCCATGAAACCTAAACTCAAACCTTTTCTCATGCGCTTGCACCCTGCCACGCGGGAGTTGCTTGACAAGGCAGCTGTTGACCAAGGCCGCAGCGTGTCATCCCTGATCGACCAGTGTGTGCGTGAGCAGCTCGCGCCCCGCTACGGTGAGCTCCAGCCCCGGCTGCAGCGGTTCTTGTCGGGAGTGCGCCAGCCATGAGCAAAGCCGAAGCACACAAGTTGTTGGACAGGGTGCGTGAAGGCCGACCTGTACCGCTGTACCTGATTGAGCTGGCGCTGGTGGCCACGGGCGACAAGCCTGCGGAGCTCGGGCCATGAATGAAACCATCTTGGCGCTGGACTTGGGCACGACCACAGGCTGGGCATGCAGGCCCATGGACGGCAGCATTGTGCATGGCTGGGCCAGCTTCAAGCCCGGCAGGTACGAAGGTGGGGGCATGCGTTATTTGCGCTTCAAGCAGTGGCTGTCCGAGCTCAAGGGCACCGTGGGCGGCGAGCTGCAGGCGGTGTACTTTGAAGAGGTGCGCAGGCATGCGTCAACTGACTCAGCGCATGTCTACGGTGGGCTGATGGCCACGCTGACCAGCTGGTGTGAGCACCACAAGATCCCTTACCAAGGCGTGCCGGTTGGCACGATCAAGAAGCATGCGACCGGCAAGGGTAATGCTGACAAGCTGGCCATGGTCGAGGCCATGCAGCTGCTTGGCCACCCGGTTACAGATGACAACGAGGCAGACGCGCTGGCGCTTTTACACTGGGCATTGGAGGTGCAATCATGTTGATGACTGTTTTTTGGGTGGTAGCACTCATGCTGTTGGGTTCGCTGTTGACCCTGATTGTGCTGTGGTTGATGTTGAAATTCTTGGAACAAAAATGATGCACATCAGCTACGTCAAACTATTCCGCGACGATGAGGGCACCGTGCGTGACAGCCAAGAGGCCAACGGTGAGATCCGCAACTTCCAGCACCAGATTGAGCTGCTCAAGCAGGCGCTGGAGCGGGAGATGAACACAGTGGCCGACCTCAGAGAGCTGCTGGACTCGGTCAGGCGCATTGCGTTTGAGCTCAACGAAGAGATATTGAAGGACAACAATGCCAAGAGGTAAAAGTGATATCACCGGTGTGAACATACAGATCTATGCGCGGGTGACGGCTGGACAACGTGAGATGTTCCACCAGCTTGGCGGTGCCAAGTGGTTGCGCAAACAGCTCACAGCTGAGCTGGAGAGGCGCTGGCAGGCAGAGCAGCCAAGCCTTGGCAAGAAGATCATTAGCCGTGTCTTCGGTAGATGAGCTGGCCTGCCCAGCATGCGGCAAGGTACACCCAGATGCCCGGCTCATCACGCTGCCTGACGGCACTAGCGTGGGCAGCTACAGTGAAGCCTACAGGGCCTACACCGAGGCCAAGTGGGTGCTGGAGAAGCTGCCTGTCACGGTCAACAGGCGGCGCAAGAAGACACCGCAGATCAGCAGGCGGGACTACATCTTGGCAGTACAGGAAAGGCGTGGCCAAGAGTCAGCCAATGAGCTGGCGCTCATGGTCACCAAGCTATGGAAGGCAGCCAAGTGAACGCGATGACTGAGCCTGTCAACTTTGCCATACCCAAGAAGCCAAGGATCTTTGCCAAGGATCCCTTGCCAGACCAGCGCAAGGTGGTTGTGCTGCCGATCAAAGCGGTCTTTGACCCAAAGATATCCCACGGCGCATTGCATGTACTTGCAGCGCTGTGCAGCTACTGCAACCGGGCTGGCATCACATGGGTAAGTCAGACAAGGGTGGCCAAGGAGCTGAACATCACCCAGCAAGCAGTCGCCAAGCAGTTCAAGCAGCTGCGTGAGCTTGGCTACCTTGAGACAGTCAAGAAGGGATTCAAGGGCGAGCGCACAGACACGCTGCGGGTCATCTTCGACAAGTCAGTGGACGCAGCAACAGCCATGGCCGTCACCAGCAGCATGGAAGACACAAGGTCACCAGCAATCAAGGAGCAGCAGCAAATGGAAGCAGACGAAGCAAACAAAGAGGGCCAAGCAAGAGTCGCCCAAGCAATCAGCAAAGTACTCAGGCAACCAATCAAGAGGTATACAACCATGCCCAAGTCAGGCGAAACAGTCACAGTCAAGAACATGAAAGCAGCCATCCAAAAGGCACAATCAAAAGGTCAACAACCTGTGGATAACCATGCCCACAATCACAACCCAGAGGTTGTAAATGCAGACAAGTTACATTCACAACCCAATCACAACCTACAGGTTGTAGATAACACCAAAGAACACAAGAAGACAACATGTTATGAAGTTGACATTTTAAAAGAAGATGCAGACATGTCTGTTCTGCACAACCAAGATGTCGCACAACTTGTCAGCGACGGCATGTCTGCACAGCAGGTCAAGGACGCGCTCGACACCCTGCTGCCGCTGTACGCAGCCGAGGGCATCACACCCAGCTCGGCCATCCTGATGGCAGGGATCCGGCAGTTGCAGGCAGATGCCAGATGATTGGATACCCCGCCAAGCCACAGGATCCAGCCTTCCAGCCACGATCACCGGCTGGTCTAGGCGCAGGTAGCCACTCGACCTGTCAGCGCGTTGTAGGCCCTGCAATCCGAGATGTACAACCAGCATATGAACGTATGGATTTTGTACAGGGCTGGC